GTCTTGCACTCTACTCAAAAATAACATATAATTTTACCACTATACAAAAAATAAAAATTAAATGTAGACGCGTATAGTCGACATCCCTAGGGACTACATTTAAAATATCTAGGAGGATATTAATATGGCTAATACAACTTTTAATGGTCCGGTAAGAGCAGAAGGTGGATTTAAACAAATCTCTAAAAATGCTACTACTGGTGCTATTACAGACAACACAACAATTGATTCAAGCGGAAATTTAGTAGCAGGTGGAACTGCAACTTTTGCGGGTATTGTAGATCTTAATGGAAATACAATGTCAGCAGGTACAGGTATCACAACTGGTACAGGTACAGTTTATGCTGGTTCAGCAGTTAAAGTTGGTGGAGTTTACTCTACTTCAATTTTACTTGACATAACTGGTTTAGCAAGTTCTGGTTCTGGTGACATTATCGGAAAAGCAGCAACAGCTAATTCACACATTGGTCAAGTTACTGCAGCTAATAATGGTACTATCTTAACAGGTCAATGGTCTGTTTATGAAGCTCCAGCAACAGGTGATCCAGATATCGATTTATGGTATGCGGATGAAGCAACTGGAACAGAAGATGCTGCAGTAACAGGTCTTACTAACCAAACACAAGTAATGAACAACGGCGACTTAACTGCCGGTTCAATTGATTACTTTACAGCAGGTACAGTGCCAGCAGCAGATAAATATTTATATTTAGTAACTGGTGCAGCAACTGACGGAAACTACTCAGCAGGAAGAATACTTCTTGAAATGTGGGGATACGACGCGTAATAAATAATTTATGGTGGGGCTTCGGCCCCATCTAGTAATCTTAATTAAGGAGGGATTATGGCAGACACAGTAACAGGACCAACTATCATGCAAGAAAATGATGTTAGAGTGGTTATCAAATATGTAAATCAATCAGACGGATCAGGTGGAACAACTGTATTTGGAGATGTATCAGCAATGGCAAATAATTCAGAAGGTGCTTCTTGCTTACACTTAGTTCTACAAAGAGTATGGTATTCATCACAAGGTGGAGATGGTGGAGATTCTTACGTTCGTATGGATGAAGAAGACAACAACGGTGACATACCCGTTATAGGTTTAACAGGATCAGGCTATTGGGACTTTAGAGAATTTGGTGGATTAAAAACTGACAAATCAGCTAACAGTAATCAAAGTGATGTAAACTTGGTAGTTCCAAGTACAGCAGATGCTGGTAACATGTATACGGTAATAGCAGAATTTAAAAAGTTATATTAGGAGGTAACTTATGGCCAACACAACGTCAGGCACAGTTACTTTTGATAAAACATTTGCTGTTGATGATATTATTGAAGAAGCATACGAAAGAATTGGCGTACAAGTCAGTTCTGGTTATCAATTAAAAACTGCACGAAGATCATTAAACATTCTTTTTCAAGAGTGGGGTAATAGAGGTATTCATTATTGGGAAGTTGGTGAAGCTAATATAGATTTAATTGAAGGACAAGCAGAATATAATTTTTTTAGAGCAACAGGTGATGGCACAAGTGCTGTTACAAATCCTGCTAATACTTATGGTGTGGCAGATGTACTTGAAGCAACTTTAAGATCTAATAGAACTCAAACAACACAAGCAGATTCTTCTCTAACAAAAATTTCTAGAGCAACTTATTCTGCACTATCAAGTAAATTATCTAAAGGAACACCAGCACAATTTTTTGTTCAAAGGTTCGTGGACAAAACTACAATAACAGTTTACCCAACAGCAGATTCTTCTAACGCATCTAAAGATTTACATTTTTATTATTTAAAAAGAATACAAGATGTAGATTCTACTTATACAGATGCAACAGATCTTCCATACAGATTCGTACCTTGTATGGTTTCAGGATTAGCTTTTTATTTAAGTCAAAAAGTAAATCCGCAGTTAACACAAACAATGAAGTTATATTACGAAGATGAATTAGCAAGAGCACTATCAGAAGATGGTTCTGCTGCTAGTACATACATAACTCCTAAAAATTATTACCCGAATATATAATGGCAACAGGAAAATACGCAAAAGCAATATCAGATAGATCAGGATTTGAATTTCCATATAATGAAATGATTAGAGAATGGAATGGTTCGCTTGTGCACAAATCAGAATTTGAAGCTAAACATCCACAACTAGAATTAGGTGTACATGCTGCAGATCAAGAAGGTTTAATGAATGCAAGACCTGACAGAGTAGAAAATTCTGTTGCAGTAATATTAAAACCAAATCCTTTTGAAACTATTGCAGCTTCATCAGGAATTATAAATGTATCAGAACCATCGCATGGTAGATCAACAAGTGATACTGTAAGATTTAGAGGATCACCTTCTACTGCAGGCACGTTTGCAAACCCTGCATCATTTGATGGTATAACAGGATCAAACGTTGCAAAAGCTGCTGGATATTCTATTACAGTTGGCAAACGAGATTCAAGTGGAAATATAACTAGCACAACAGATTTCTATCACTTTACTGTAGACACAGATACTGCTACAAGTGGTAGTACATCAGGAGGAGGAGAGAATTGCTCGGCAGGTCCGGCAACTCTAACAGCATAATGGCAGGAATAAGCGCATCAGGATTAAAAACACAAATAAGAAGTTATACAGAAGTTAGCTCTACTGTGTTGTCAGATTCAGTTATAGAAAATATTATTTTAAATGCACAGTATAGAATTTTTAGAGACATTCCTTTAGATGCAGATAGAAAAACATCTACAGGTAATTTTACAGCAGGAACAGGAACTGTGACTGTACCAGCAGGAGCAGTATTTATTAGAGCGGTGCAGGTTTACACTGCAACTGGATCTACTTATACTGGTGCTAATACTTATTTAGAAAAAAAAGATGTAACATTTTTAGAGGAATATATTTCAGCAACTACATCTACTGGAACACCTAAATATTATGCAATGTTAGATACAGGAGCAACTGGAGAAAGCTCATCAAACTCTGGATCTATAATTGTGTCACCAACACCAAGTGATACATTTGCATATAAAATACATTATAATGCAGCTCCAACAATATTTGAAAATAATGATACTAATTATATTAGTATGAATTTTCCAAACGGTCTGTTATATTGTTGTTTAGCAGAAGCTTATGCTTTTTTAAAAGGACCCATGGATATGTTACAACTATATGAAGGAAAATATAAAGAAGCAGTGCAATTATTTGCTGCAGAACAAATTGGAAGACGAAGAAGAGATGATTACACAGATGGTACTGTTAGGATACCTATACAGTCACCACCACAATAGGAATTAAATTATGGCATCAACATTTACAACACTTGGTATAGAAAAAATGGCAACCGGCGAGAATGCCGGAACTTGGGGAGATAAAACTAATACCAATCTAGACATTGTTAACACAGCAATTTCAGGTTACGTAGAACAAGCAGTAACTAGTGGTGGTACATTAGCATTAAGTATTACAGATGGAGCAGCTACAGCAACAGCACAAAACGCTGTTATAAAATTAACAGGTACAATAACAGGAAACTCTATTGTAACTGTACCTGACTCTGTAGAAAAAGTTTACATTGTAACAAACGGTACATCGGGTGCATACACTGTTCAATTTAAAACAGCATCAGGCACAGGTGTAACTTTTGGTGTATCAGAAAAAACTACAAAATTATTGTATTCAGATGGAACTAATATTGTTGACGCAGGATTTGGTGGAGCAGCTGACATGGAGGGAAGAGAATTAGTTTTAGATGCTGATGGTGATACAACTATTACAGCAGATACAGATGACCAAATAGATATTAAAATTGCTGGTGCAGATGATTTTCAATTTACAGCAAATACTTTTACAGCGCAATCTGGAAGTAGTATTGTTGTACCAGAAAGTGGACTTACTTTTGGAAGCACAGCAATTACATCTACAGCAGCGGAACTTAATTTACTAGACGGTGTTTCAGGATTAGTACAAGCAGATTTTACAAAACTAGCTGGAGTTGATTCAACTGCAGCAGAATTAAATATTGTTGATGGTGGAACTTCAGCTACATCTACAACAGTTGCAGACGCAGACAGAGTTGTATTAAATGACAACGGCACAATGGTTCAAGTTGCAGTTACAGATTTAGCTGCATACTTTGACGATGAAATTACTGCTATGCCTAACCTTACATCGGTTGGTACACTTACAACTTTAACAGTTGATAATGTAATTGTTAATGGCACAACAATTGGTCATACTAGTGATACAGATTTAATTACTTTAGCTGATGGTGTTGCAACAGTTGCTGGTGAAATATCAGTAACAACATTAGATATTGGTGGAACAAACGTAACATCTACAGCAGCAGAATTAAATATTTTAGATGGTGTAACTTCAACTGCGGCAGAATTAAATTTATTAGCTGGTAAAGCAGCTACTAACTTAGCTTTAATTGGAAAACAAGCAGGAACAAATTTTTCAAACAGTTTAATAATTGGTCATACAACAACAGGAACTTTAAATGGTTCTAATGATAATGTTGGAGTTGGTTTTAATTCACTTCAAGCAATTACATCTGGAGACAGTAATACTGGTGTTGGTAGATATACTTTTGGTAATTTAACAACAGGAAGTAATAATACTGCAGTCGGACAACAGGCTTTAAGAGGTATAAATACAGAAAGTGGAAATACTGCTGTAGGTGATAATGCTTTAAGAGATAATAGTTGTGGTGCTGAAAATACAGCGATTGGGCATGATGCTGGTTATGCTAACACAGGAAATAATAATATTTTTGTAGGTCATAATTCTGGAGATAACATTACAAGTGGATCTGGTAATGTAGTAATTGGTGAAGTTGATGCTGGAAGTGCTACAGGGGATAGGCAATTAGTAATAGCTGGATATGATGGAACAACTACTACAACTTGGATTTCTGGCGATAACTCAGGAAATTTAACTTTTGCTGGTGATGTAACAGTTGGTGATGATTTAAATTTAACAACAGATTCTTCAGTAATTAATTTTGGTGCAGATTCAGACACAACTTTAACTCATACAGATGGTACAGGATTAACTTTAAACTCTACAAACAAACTATGTTTTAATGACGCTACTCAATTTATACAGGGTGCAAGTGGAACAGTATTAGATATTGCAGCAACAGACGAAATAGAATTAACTGCTACATTAATTGATGTAGTAGGTAACGCTACTGTATCTGGAACTTTAGGTGTTACTGGTGCAATTACATCTTCGGCGGGTGCAACAATTACAACAGCAGATAATACAGACACTCTTTCTTTAATATCAACAGATGCTGATGCAAATTCTGGACCAAACCTTAGAATGTACAGAAACTCTAGCTCACCTGCAGACTCTGATTTAATTGGAAATATGCAATTTGAAGGTCGTAATGATAACTCTCAGGATGTAGTTTATGGAGAAATATCAGCTAGAGCTAATGATGTTAGTGATGGAACTGAAGATGGTCTTATTTTTATTAAAGCTATGACAGCTGGTACTCTTACTGAGTACATGAGATTTGATCCAGGTTCTAGTGGAATTATAATTAATGATGGTTCTGCTGACTTAGACTTTCGAGTTGAAACAAATGCTGAAGCAAATGCATTTAAAATAGATGGTGGATCTGAAACTGCAGCTTTTGGTGTTCCTGTTACTTTTAATGATGCAGCTAATGTAGCACAAGAAGCAATTACTTCATCATCAAATGCAGTAGCTTGGGATGCAACAGATAAACCAAATGCATACCACCTAACAACAGAAAACACTACTTTTTCTGCACCAAGTAACGCAGTAGAAGGTGCTTTTATTTGCCTTGAAATTAATTATAACGGTTCACACACAATTGCTTTCAACACAGTATTTGAGTTTGCAGCATCTACGGCTCCGACGACAACAGATACAGACGGTAAAACAGATATTTTAGTATTTAGATACAATGGTGCTGTATGGCAAGAAGTAGGTAGAACATTAAATTTAGCGGAAAGTTAGGATATAATATGTATGCAATAATAACAGACGGATCAATATCAAAATATGTAAACCATCCTAAACCTTTGGTTATAGGAGATGTTCAATACCCAGCTAGAATTTTTTCTGCATGGACTGCAAGTGAACTAGCAGCAATTGGAATTATAGAAGTAACATTTGACGATAGTAATAAAAAAGATGAACAATGGTATATCAATACTAATCAAACTTTTACCTATGATGCAGATGCTGGAACTGTAACTGCAGCTTATGGAACAGCCACTGCTAAAGCTCATGCTGATAGAAATGCTACTGACGAAGATGGAGTTGAACTTGATCCAGTTGTAGTTATTGAAGGATTAAAAACAAAATTAATTAGAACAGTCAAAGCTCAAGCAGAGGGTTTGTTAAATCAAACTGACTGGTACATAACACGTAAGGCAGAAAAAAATACAGCCGTCCCTAGTGCTATTACAACATGGAGAGATGGTATTAGAACTAAACAAGCAGCAATGGAAACATCAATTACTAACGCATCAAACACACC